GAGTGTAAAGATCAGATAATGAAATTCGCAATCGACATCCTTGCGTAGAATTTTGCTCCCTCTCGTAACAATTTTTTTCCGTACCGAGTAAGGATACCCTTTCTTGGGCAGAAGCTCTCTGGATCTAGTACCACTGGCGTTTGTGTCAGGGGTACATATGGACAGTAAAAATATCCCGAATCCATGTAAGAATCGCCTTTATAACCCATCAAAATCTGTCCCTGTGGGAACAGTGGGTCTTTATACAGACGCCATCTGTTGTTGATCGTTCCGACGTACTGAATACCCAACGATGAAGTGAAGGTTTCAGATGGTGCAGGAGCGAAACCAGCCGTAGCTGTTTCAAACACAGATGCAACTTCTGGAGAAGTAACAAGCCAGTTACATCCGCCACGGAGGGTCTTACGATGAACTACGTTACTTACTTCAACGACCTTAACATAAAGAGACTCGTACTTCTCTTTAATGGTGTCGCCAAGTGCTGTATTGAAGTCCCATACAGCGATTGTACCAGCGTTGTTACGCAAGTCAGTCAAAACTTCTCGGTCGATTTCCAAGTTGATTTCTTGTGCAAGCACAGCGGTCAACTCAGCTTCGGCGTCGAGGTTATGTTGTGAACGAAGGTCTTGCTGTGCTTCGTAAGACCAGACAGCTTTAAGCTTTCTTGTCTTGGCAGCAATTTCTTCGGACTCGATGACCAAGTTAACTTCTGGCAAGTCTTGGTTGCATTCCATGTTGTACTCATAAGAGACAACGATGTGGTTTGCGGTAGACTGTGTTCCGTCCCATTCAAGAACGATTTCACCAGTTACAACGTCAAGGCTTGAACCAGCAGTAACCGCAACGGCGTCTGGAGGTGTGCCAATAGCTGTGAAGGTGAATGTTCCGTCTTCAGCCACTACAAAAGTTTGGATAGCGACTGCACCGTCATAGACAGTACCAGTCATTGTGCCAGCCAAAACTGGGGTGTGCTCAAGTGGAGCGAATACAGAAGTTGAATCTCCACCAACATCAGTGCTGGAAACTTCATTTTGCACAAACTGGTGCGTGTAGAAGATTTCCAAGTTTCCGTCACCGGAAGCTAACTGCTGAAGTGAAGTAGCATCATCGCCGGGGAATCCGCCATTGAGGTCAGCACCTCTCATAGCTCCCTTGTTGGATGAGTATCGGAAACGCAGGTAGTAAACCAAACCGGTTGGCCCAAGCAATGGCTGGACTGAAACGATCTTGTTTGCAATAAGCTGCGGGTAAATTCTTCGTACAAGCGGAATAGAAATTCGCTTGAACTGAGCGATGTCGCCAGTGTCGGTCATGGCCTCGTTAATTAGACGCTGGTTTTCCAGCATAACGGCGGCTGTGGCTCTTTCGTAACGATTTGTAATACCGTGAAGCATTGACTTACCGTTAGAAAGTGGCTTCGACCATCTGGACTCAATCTCTCTTGCTTCGTTTAGATAACGTGCATTAAATGACATAATTGATTTCCTCTCTTAGAAGAGTTCTCTTAGCGAGACTCCTCGATACCAGATAGAACTAGAAGGTCGTTCAGCGGATTTGACCCTTCCGTCAGGGTCTCCTCTTTTTTGTTGCTGCCTTCATGTGTTGGTGCTGCGTACTCGGCAATTACCTGATCCGCAGTTACCCTTTGGCCACGCCCACTTGCATTCTTCGCTTTCTTTGCTCTTTCTTTTCTTCCGGCTTTTGTTGCTTCTGTAAGCAGTGCGTCAGCTTCGCCGACTTGCTCATTAAGCTTATTGTTTCTTGCCGACAGCTTTACATTACGTGCTTCGACGATTCGAAGCTGTCCTCTGAGTGACTCAACGGACTTGTGCGTCTCTTCAAGCTGTTTTGATGTAATGCCATTCATATCATCACGATCAATGTAGTCGGAAAGAATTTCAGCCATTTTTTCGACTGCTACTCTTTGCTCAAGTACATGTGGATCTGCGAGGATATCTTTCTTGGCAGACTCATAAATTTCTTGCTCTTGTAGTGCTAGGAATTCATCCATCTTATCGACCATGAATTCTTGCATTTCCTTAAGCTTGTTATCAAATTCTTCGTAGAGTTCGACTTCAATGTTTCCATTTTTGCCCTTCTCTGTGTTAAGTTCATTCCATGCTTCCTCGAAACCTTCTTCGAGAGCCGTTTCGAACTCTTCACGTTGTTCATCAAGTCGTCCCATTAGAGAGGCGACACATTCGTAAGCTTGCTTATAACCCTGTTCGGCTATAGCTTCGTCTGCTTCTTTTTCTTCAGCTAGTTGTGAGTAAGCTTCTTCAAGCTTCGTCTGAAACTCTTTTTCGAGTCCTTTGACTTGCTCAGCCATCATTGATTCGACAGCTTTGGCAACCTCATTCACATGCTCAGCAGGAAGAATCTTCTTTAGTGCTTCTGTGATTGTTTTCATTTACCTAACCTCGACATATATTTTTCTGATTGAGATTTAACAAAGCCGCCCAGACAGGCGATCAATGCTTCTTTGTTAATCATATCTATGCCGCAGGACTCGTTTTTAGTAATTCCTGCTTCTATATGATTCCCTCGTCCCTCAAGGTTTTGGCGGGGAGTTACGCTCTCTCGCTTCTTTCCTGATGGTGCATCTACTACTTTCTCTTGGAACGCTGCAAACGTAGAAGGATCGGCAACTGCGTCAAAGGTAATAAGCTTGTAGCTTTCACCAATAACTAGGATGCCATCTTCGTTTGTAGAACCATTCCCAACACCTCTCGAACTAATTCCGACTTTTACTCCATCATTGATAAGTGCTTTAAGGACTTTACCGTGAGGAGTATTCAGAATTTCGCCTTCTCCCATTAAGACATTCCCATCCCACCAAAGGTTGGTGATAACGTGGGAAGCGTCTGCAAAGTGAATTATTGAATCCGTTGGATGGTCCAGTTCTCCGACAAGTCTTCTTTCTTCAAGAGCTTCTTGAAGACGTTTGACATTTTCATCAAGGACACCATACGGATACATGCGCTTATTTTTGTTGATAGCTTCGGCTTCTTGAAATTTTCCTCTGAACTTCACGAGACCCCGTTCGCTTGGGGCCTCGCTTTCATTCAGTTCAAATTCAAAACCGGAGTTATTACAACAATCAATCAACAACATATTGTCCATGTAACTGCTCCTTAATAAATTATTTGTCAACTACTAAATCGGTCTCAGGACCATTCTTCATCTTGTGGCCACTACCACCTTCTCCACCAGCTTCGCCCGGTACATATGGGTTCTGAAGATCAGGCCATGTATCGGATGTCTGCCATGTAGACCAGTGTTGGCCTGTAGCATCTTTATCAACGCCTTTTTCGCCCTTCATCGTGTAGTCACCAAATGGCTTCGGCACGTAAGGATTCTTAAGTTTCGGGAAGACTTCTCCACCGCCTTCTTGACCCCAACTATTGTTTCTCATAGTCTTGGCGTTTTTACCGCCTTTATAGTTGTGGTTGTCCTGACCGATTGCAGGAGCGGAATCTCCCCATTCGCCATCATGACGACCAGCAATAGCAGGAACTTTAGCGTTTCTTGCCATGTGTGGATGATCGCCTGAGACTGTCAGGTGAGGTGTATTAGAAACATCCCACTTCTCAGAAGCATATTGGACGTTTGCTTCGACGAATTGAGCTAGCCAAGTGGCTGCTTCTTCAACGAGTAGCAAATCAGGTTTGATGTTTTCATTAAGAACGTCAGCAAGCTCATTAAGATAACTTGCAGATTGCTTCATAATGGATTTTTCATCACGTCTCTCTGCCATCTTGTAAAGACCTTGGTAGGTTTCATACAAGTCAGAGAATACTTTTCTTTCAAGACCGAACTGTTCATCCAATGTTGGGTAGAACTGCTCAACAACGCCTTGGAAGTGTGCATAAGGATCAGTTTCCTCATCACATCTTGAGGCACCGGCCAGATGAAGAATCTGGTTGACCTTTTCTGTGTAAGCACTGTGGGCTTTACGAAGCAGACCTTCTGCCATAAACACACAAGTTTTGTCTTCATAATTGCGGGCACCAGCAGTGTGAAGTGCTTCGGACACAATCTGAGCGAGTTCGCTTTGTGTGACATAAAGAAGACTTGGCCATGTAGAAACTACATGATCAAGAGACTCTTCCAGTGATTTCTGGTCAGAGAAAGCATTCTGTCGCTTCAGATCAGAAATTGCTTTGCAGAAATTTTGATCTTGTGACAGAGCCGCAACACTTTCACGAACCTGATGGTTGTCAGCGTTGATTGTCTTCCACTTGAAGGACTGAACCTTGTTTTTGTTTCTTTCGTTAATGGTCGGCATTAACATGCCTACCACGTTTCCGGCCTTATCTGTTTTCAAAGTAGACTCTCGGAGAGTCGGACCAACTTTCATGAATTCTACGTATTCAAGAACATTCTGCGAAGTCACATAAGCGTTGTCGAATCCAGCAGCCTTTGCTGCTTGAAGAACATTAGCTCTGTGATTGTCGTCCCTGTGGCTCTTGTCGTTCGTAGCTTTGTTTCGTATTTGAACATTTTCGTTCCAACGAACCATTCCTAGATAGTCTTGAAATTGAGCAGTCGCCTGTGCATGTTCATCTTTAAGAATTGAATCAAGCATTTCCGAAAGCATTCCACGCATTTTTGTTTTGCGAGAAGATTCGTCTATGACAAGTTCTTCAATATTATTAAAGGTGATCTTGGATTCCTTCAGTTCGTACCCAGCATGAACATAGGTGTCGTTTGGTGTTTCATAAACGACAGTGGATTCTGTGAATCCATGTAGAGCAATGTGCTCTGTTCCTAATGCTTTTGCTAAGGCCGGTGCTGCTTCAACCAATTCACGCTCAGCCGTTGTTACTGACTCATTAGTCATTCTATCGAAGGCATCTTGCTTTATGAGTTTTCTTCTCATGGTTTTAACTCCTCGACTTCTAATGTGTTTGACACGTACAGCTTGCAAGTGTATGTTTTATATACTCGAATAGGCACGAAATTG